CCACGACGCAGGCGCTCATGCGATGGCGATGGGCCGGGCATTCCGCATTAAGCCGAAAAGGAACCCCGCGCCACAACGGATCGGCATATCGGGCAACCGCTGCGTCGGGAGAAGCTCATGATAGAGAGAGGGACTGTACAGGAGGCCGTGAATATTTTTGTGAATAAATTGCTGTGTGTTTTGTAAATCTGGCTGGGTGACCGTATAGGCATGCCCCCATATTTTTCGCTGAAATATTTTTTGCGATTGGTTATGGTTTGTTGCTGGCTGGTATTTGCGTTTGGGTTTGCGTATCGTGCTGCTGGTTCATTACTGGATAATTTGTAGCACCCCCCTCTTACTCCCCCCGCTGGAATGTGGTATTGATGGGTTGATGGGCTTTCCGGCTCATCACGTTTCCTCCCTAACTAGGCCCTGGCTTAACCGCCGGGGCTTTTTTTGTTGACAATAGTCCTGGGGTTCTTATTCTCCTCCTCGTGCAACGGCTGGAGGGCTTCATGAGCAAGGAGGACGGCGAATGAAGTGCGGCCTGTCCAAGATCATGTGGGAGCACCTTGAGCGATTAGCATTGGAGAAGGAGTCCTGATGGACGGTGCCGAGCGGTATCACGTCAAGAGGGCCTCATGACCGCCCTCAACCTGACCGAGACGCAGAGGCGGGCTCTGTGGGTGGCTCACAAGCACAGGGCCTTACGCATGCGTGGGGGCTACGGCAACCCGGCCACAGCGCCAGCAGGGAAGGCGGGCGTCGGCTGGTTCGCCAGTCGGACCATCCACTCCCTGGAGAAGCGCGGCCTCATCCAGTCCGGGGAGTATTTCAACGTATGGACCATCTCGCCCACTGGGCTGAAGGCGGTCTTCCGCATGAGGACGGCACATGGTTGACAGCGAATGCGAACTGGCGGTCTTGCGGGCTGACTTCAACGTCCCCCTGACCTACGAGGAGTTCTGCCAGGACAAGAGCCTGGAGATGCACACCGACAAGGCCAACCTCGCCTACCGCGACTACTACGGGGCATTCAGAGATGATGAGACTTGAGGACCTGGAGGACGGCCAGCTTACCGCCGATGGCCTGGAGGACGCCATTGTCGGGATCGGCTATCGGTGCGGCCAGATACCCCTGGTGGTCTACAGCGTCGAGAAGTGCATCGAGATATTCATGAAGCGGGACGGCATGTCCGAAGAGGATGCGTGGGAGTTTTTTGAGTTCAACACGGCTGGAGCGTGGGCCGGAGAAGGCACCCCGATCTGGCTCTACAGGCTGGAGGAAGATGATGGCAACGAAAGCGCAGATGCAGACAGAGATCGATCACCTGAAACAGCGGTTGCGGGCGGCAAATGAGGAGTCTGGCCGAACGAGGGAATGGGGCGACGAGGCCCGCAAGGAGTTGGAGGACTGCCAGACCCAGTTTGGTCGGTTGCTCTCCGAGAAGGCCCGCCTCCAGGGCTACATCGACCGCGTCAGGGAGAGCGAGGGCAGCCTCGACATAGCCACCACCCTTGACGACCTCCAGGGCAAAGAAGGGCTCCGCTACCCCGACGACATCTCGCTGGACGCCAAGGGCAGGCGCATGGACAATTACCGATGACCGGCAAGCGCACCCCTGACATGTCCGTCATCGAGGAGTGGCGGCGCAAGACAAAAAGAGACAACGTCGTCAGTGGCGCGTTCATTGTCGCGCTCATCGTCTTGATCGTTGGCGTCGTATCTTGGGCGTGGCCATGAAGACACGCATCTTGTTCTTGGCCGTCTTCGCCGCCATGCTGATCCACGGACCCGAATACTGGATATGGATACTATTAAATTGACACCCCCCCCACATCTAGTGGTAGTGTCCCGGCCCCATGGGATTACAGGCACTGGTTCGGTACGCCGAAACGCACGGGAAGTGCGCGTTTCTCTTCGCCATTCGCGCCCCCCGAGCACCCCAGACCCGACCAGAAAAACTCCGGGTATTGTGGGCCGAAGGGATGTCGGCCAAGAACATTGCCTCCGAGCTTGGCTACACCCTGGGTTCCGTCTATGCTACGGTTTCGCGCCTCGGCCTCCCCAGGCGGCGCAAGAGACGGGTGGTGGTCAAGGTCATCACCAAGGAGGAGCGCACAGAGATAGATCAATGGCTGGCCACTCACGGAGCTACCCAGTGTCCAGAGCGGTACGCCGAGCCGGTGGACGGAGACTGGAGGGGCCACAACAATTTCCCCAAGTGCATGGGACACCTCATGCCAGATCGATGAAAGGTTGGACAATGACAGAAGTTCCCGGCGACAACACCGTAGCGAATCTGAAGGCCCGCATCGCCAAGATTCAGGCCGTCGAGGCCGAGATCGAGGAGAAGAAGACCGTCATCCGCGAGTTCTACAAGGCGGCCAAGCAGGAGGGCCTGGACACCAAGGTCATGCGCAAGATGGTCCGGGAACTGAAGATGGAGCCCGACCTCCTGGCTGTCGAGCTATCGACCTCCAACTCCTACCGCCACGCCCTCGGCATCCTCGGCGACACCCCCCTCGGGCAGGCCGCCCTGGTCGCCGCAGGGATCGAGCCCGCGCCCCCGCCGCCCACGGAGAACGTGATCGACGCCGAAGCGGCCTTTTCCTGATCTCCTGGCGGCCCTGGTCGCTGGTCACAGGGCAACGGGTGTCGCTCTAACAGGCTGGCTTAAAGGAGCCTCGCTGAATTCTTCCACCGAAAAGCCAATATGCAGGCCCGTCGAACACCCCGGCGGGCCACCCCTTGCCAAAACCCCCCTTGACGCGGCACAGTGTATGAATGCCTCTGAAAAGCCTCAAACAGGGCACCGACCCGGAGATCGTCCGTCTCTGGTCCATGCCGCGCCTGGAGGTGGAGAGCCTCTACGACGAGGTCTTCGAGCGCAACGACCGTGCAGAGGTCCGCTGGTTCGCCCGCAATGACAGATATTTTCTCCTCACCTGCATACTTCGTAGACCAGATGTTCGCGACGACTTCCTATTTGATAGAATCCGTGAAGTGGAAGCGGACCCTGATGACTACATCGATGTCTGGGCCAGAGAACACTACAAGTCCACGATCATCTCGTTCGCAGGGAATATTCAGGACATACTCGTCGATCCAGAAATCACGATTGGCATATTCTCTCATAACAGACCCATCGCTAAAGACTTTCTTAAGCAGATCAAGCTGGAATTTGAGGAAAATGCGTTCCTCAGAGAGCTTTTTCCAGATATCTTTTGGGACCGTCCTGACCGGCAAGCGCCTCGCTGGGGAGAAGAAGCTGGCATCGTGGTACGACGGAACACCAACCCCAGGGAGGCTACAGTTGAAGCGTGGGGCCTCGTTGACGGTCAGCCCATCGGCAAGCATTTCAGGAAATTGGTCTATGACGACGTGGTGACCGACAAATCGGTTGGCACCCCGGATATGATCAAAAAGACCACGGCATCGTTCGACCTGTCCCGGTATCTCGGAGTTCGGCGTGGCGGACGCAAGCAGATCGTCGGCACCCGGTATCATTTTGCGGACACCTACGGCCAGCTTCTCAAGCGCGGCCTGCTCAAGGAGCGCCGTTATCCGGCCACTGACACCGGGAAATTCGACGGCAAACCCATCTTCCTGACCCAGAAGCAGTGGGACGAGGAGCTTCGCCAGCCGAAGGGCGTCGTCGCGGCCCAGATGCTATGCAATCCCATCGAGGGCGCGGAGACCAAGTTCGATCCCCGTCTGCTCCAGTTCTGGACGGTCAGGCCGAAGGTCCTCAACGTCTACATCCTCTGTGACCCGTCGAAGGGCCGGTCAGCGACCTCCGACAACACCGCCATCGCCGTCATCGGCCTCGATGTGGGCCGCAACAAGTACCTCCTCGACGGCTGGTGCCACCGCATGACCCTCTCCAAGAGGTGGCAGGTGGTGAGGGATGCCTACCGGCGCTGGTCGCGCATGCAGGGGATCGGCGTCGTTGAGGTCGGCTACGAGCAGTTCGGCATGCAGACCGACATCGAGTATTTCGAGGAGAGGATGACCCATGAGGGCATTCACTTCCCCATCACGGAGGTCAACTGGCCGCGCTCTGGGCCGAAGTCCAAGATTCAGCGGATCGAGCGCATGGAGCCCGACGTGCGTATGGGCCGCTTCCGGCTCCCCAACGTCTTCACGGTCGAGGCTGACGGCACCATGACCCCCTACGACCCCAAGGGGACCAACGCCGCCAGGGAGGCCATCGAGAAGCAGGAGGCGTGGCGCGTCGCCCGCTCCATCCACAAGATCGACGAGGACGACCACGTCTACGATTATCTGGCCAAGTTCATGGAGGAGTTCGTCTTCTTCCCGGCGGGCATGGATGACATCCTGGACTCTATCTCCCGCATGTACGACATGAAGGCCAACCCGCCACAGAGCTACGACGAGAGCCCATTCGGCGACAACCCCCTGGAACCAGAAGTCTTCGCAGACGGCGTTTAGTGGACAGAAGAGCGAGAATATCGTTAAGTAAAAGTGTAACACTGGAGGCTGGAAGTGATCGAATCGCAGATCGACATGCACGGAGATACGGTCCTTGTTGGGGATGACATTTGGGTGGACGCACATATTGTCGGCGGTGGGGTGGTTAAGGGTCTGGTGACCGTCACTGATTTTGAGAGCGGCTATTGCGTCTATAACCAGAACGGCAATCGCAGCAAGACCTTGAGCACACACGTTTCAAAGAGGCATCCCAATGGCTAGTTCATCCACCAAATTCTCCTGGCGAGAGATCGTCGAGAAGGCCGAGAAGGACGACAACTACGACTACGAGAAGCTCTATCCCGTGGTCTACCAGTTCTCCGGCAACGTCCAGAAACGCTCCGCCGGGCCAACAAAGGGCATCTACGATCCGACCTGATGGCAGATCATGACACCCAGTACGATGCGCTCCCCGAGGCCATGAAACCCTTCATCACGCGCCAGGAGTTTCGCTGGCTCTCGGACGAGGAGAAGCTGAACCTCCAGGCGCAGATGACCGAGCCCGACGAAGAGGAAGCGTTCTGATGGCCGAAGAGTACCGAGCCATAACCAGCCTCAACCCCAACGAGTTGAAGCCTGACCTGACGTTGCACAACGAGTGTCTGGAAATCCTTCACAGGCACTATCCAGGCTGGGCATGGCATGTCGAGGTCCTCCAGGGGCTGGTCATCGTGCGCAACCTGGACCTCAATCGCAACAAGCCGTGGGGCTTCGGCATGAAACGTGACATGATGGACGTGGACCTTAAGTGCGTCATGCGCGGCGGAGGAGAGGTCCTCGAAAGGTTCAAGAGGTCTCGGCGCGGTTTGAAGCCCGAAGAGTACCTTGAGGCCCTGCCGACGTGGCCCTTCTTGCAGCCGGAGATGTAGCATGGTCAAGGTCAGACGACAGGATACCCCGGCTGTAGAGGACGCCTCCCTGGGCGACGCCGCCGACAAGCTCCTTACCAAGATGGGCGAGGATGCGCTTCCCACCAAGGACGACGATCATACCAAGGACGGGCCGCCGGAGCCCCTGCAACTGGCCCGCAGAGCCTACGAATCGAGCACCGACTTCGTGGACTCCAGCCTTCGGTCCCAGTGGGAGCGTAACGAGCGAGCCTTCTACAGCCGCCATGCCTCCGGCTCCAAGTACCTGTCGTCCAAATACAAGACCCGCTCCAGGCTCTATCGGCCCAAGACCCGGCACATGATCCGCTCCGGTGAGGCCCAGATCGCCGCCTCCTACTTCTCCAGCCAGGATGTGATCGCCGTCACACCCTGGAACCCCAGCGACAAGAAGCAGGTGGCCACGGCGGAGCTTCAGAAGGAAATCCTCCAGTATCGCCTGACCTCCCCGTCCCAGAAGGTCGGCATCCCCTGGTTCCAGACCGTGGTGGGTGCCTACCAGGACGCCGCCAAGTACGGCTCCGTGGTCTCCAAGCAGTGGTGGGAGTACACCACCCGCGAAGAGCCGGAAATGGTCGGCATGCAAGATGAGTTTGGCAACGAACTCGTCGATGAGAACTACAACCCCATCCTTGAGCAGAAGATGAAGACCATCGTGGTCAGGGACCGCCCCCATGTGGACCTGATCCCCATCGAGAACGTCCGGGTGGACCGTGGTGCCAGTTGGCTCGATCCCATCAACTCCAGCCCCTACTGCATCATCCTCTACCCGATGTACGTCTATGAGGTCGAGGAGCGGATGAAGGAGCAGCCGGGCAAGTCAACGGCCCCGCCCTGGCACCAAGTGGACAGGACAAGGCTCCGCGCCTCCGCCGATGACCACAACTGGGACTCGACGCGGTCTCACCGCGAGGGCAGCCGCCAGGACTCCAGGGAATCGGAAATCCAGATCGACGAATACAGCATCGTCTGGGTGCATGAGAACTTCATGAGGTGGGAGAACCGGGACTACGTCTGGTGGACATCCGGCGTCAACGACCTGCTCTCCGACCCCGTCCCCACCGAAGAGGCATACCTCCACGCCGATGAAGAGCGCCCTCTCGTCATGGGCAACCTGCTCATCGAGACCCACAAGGTCTATCCATCAGGCAAGCCGGAGATCGTCCAGGAGCTTCAGCGCGAGGCCAACGACATCGCCAACCTCCGCATCGACAACATCAAACTGGCCCTGATGAAACGCTTCCTGGTGCGGCGAGGCAAGCAGGTCGATCTGCGCTCCCTCCTCCGTGCGTCCCCCGGTGCCATCACCTTGGTGTCGGACATCGAGGGCGACGTGAAGGAGATGGAGACCCGCGACGTGACCGGCGGCAGCTTCCAGGAGCAGGACCGCATCAACGCCGACTTCGACGACCTAGCGGGCGTCCAGTCGGCCCAGGGCACCATTGCCTCCAACCGGCGCATGAACGAGACCGTGGGCGGCATGCAGTTGATGGCCGGGGCAGCCAACAACATCGGCGAGCTTGACCTGCGCGTCATCACCGAGACCTGGACCGAGCGGGTGCTGCGCCAGTTGATCAACATGGAGCGCCACTACGAGAGCGACACCACCCTGATCGCCATCGCTGCCGACAAGGCCCAGCTATTCGAGCGGCACGGCATCAGTCAGATCAACGACCAGATGATGAACCAGGAGGCCATGGTGAAGGTCAACGTCGGCATCGGAGCCACAGACCCCATGCAGCGCCTGGAGAAGTTCATGATCGGGGCCAAGGCCATCGGCGAGATATTCGGCGAGGAAGCCCGCATGCTGGCCGACTTCGAGGAGTTCGCCAAGGAAATCTTCGGCCCTCTGGGCTACCGGGACGGACAGCGATTCTTCAAACTTGGAGAGCAGGACCCGCAGGTCCAGATGCTCCAGAAGAAGCTCGAAGAACTCCAAGACCAGTTGGACAAACGCATCGTCGATGTCGAGGGCAAGAAGGCGGTTGCCCAGATACTTGGCCAGTCCCGCCAGAGCCAGCAGGAACTGGAGAACAAGGGCAACATGGACACCACGCAGCTTGAAGGCATGGTGAAGATGATGATCCAGAAGGAGATGGCTGCCTCCTCTGAACGGCAGACGGAAGCCAAGGGGTCCTCGGACTTGACGAAAGAGAACGCCCGCAATATGGCTAACGTCATTCAAGAGATGATGAAACAGGCTGGAGCCAATGAAATTGCCCAATCAAGACCAGAACCTAGACCAGGAAACGGAACAGCAAGCAGCGAATGAGGAAGCGGCGGTTTCTGCTGCCGTCGATGCCCTTCTCGCTATGCGCAACTCCGAAGGCTGGGCGATTCTCATGGCCCAACTCCACAAGGACGTGGAGGAGGCGAAGGAGGAATTTGAAGGCTGTGACGTAACAGATGTTGACAAAATGCGTAAGATTCAGAATAGGATTACTAGAGCACGGTGGTTTGAAGACACCCCTCAAGAGCTAATTTTGAGTGGTGCCTCCAAGGAAGAATTAGCGCAAGCAGAGGCTGAATTAGTCGAAGATGGCCAGGAAGCCGAAGAGTGATGCGCAGGAAAATGTCCCTTCAGCGGACCCCAATGCGCCGGAGAACGACAAGTCACTGAACTTGATGGACCGCCGTGCCGCTGTCCTTGAGGACGTGGCCGACACACGCCGAGAACAGCTTGCCGGTGAGATCGAGGAAGGCCCCGACGCTTTGGCCCAGGAGCCGGAGGTAGGCGAGGGCCTCGATCCAGAACCCGAGCCGCAGGCGCTGCAACCCCAAGAACCTTTAGCTCCAGAGACGGAGCCTCTGGCCGCCGAGCCAGAGCCAGCAGCCCCCCTCTCCACGGACGAGCCCGGCGACGACACCATGATCACCTTGATGGTCGATGGTGTCCCCACCCAGAGGAGCCTGGGTGAGCTAAAGGCCACCGGCCAGATCGAGGGGGCCGCCCGGTCCCGCCTCGCAGAGGCCCAGGAATCTCTTACACGCATCCAGAACATCGAGCGGCAAGCGCAGGGAGCGCAGCCGCCGCAAGAAGCAGAGCCACCTGCTGCCCAGGCCGAACCGGCAATCGATTACACCGAGTTGGTCCGGTCCATGCAGTATGAGGACCCGGAGGTGGCGGGTCAGAAGTTCAAGGAGATGGTTAATAATCTCCAGGCGACGGGATCACAGGTTGACCCCGACGTTATCGTCCAGCGAGCGGTTCAAGTCTCAAGAGATGAGACAGAGTGGCGCGAGGCGCTCGCGAGCTTTGGTACAGAGTACGGTGATATCCTCAACGTCCCCAACGAGCACCTGGGACACATGGTTGGCACTGTAGTCCAAAACACCATCATGGGTGAGCTAAGAGCGGCGCAAGCGGAGCAACGACCGCGTCGGTCTTGGAACCACATCTTGGTAGCAGCGGGCAATACAGCCAGATCAGCCTTGCAGTCCTGGGGAACCGCAGGCGCACAGGACTCTCCGAACGACCCGCCAAGGCCGAAGCCAGGAACCACCGTTGTCGTTGATCCTGCAAAGGAGATGCGAAAACGGGCAACCGTCAACCCCCCGGCGGCGCGAGGTGTCCAGACTCCGGCCACAGCGCCAGCTAACTCTGATCCAGAGGCCGTGATCAACGCCTCCAGAGCGGCTGGCATTGCGGAGCTTATCAAGGACCGAAGCGACCGCCGTTTGCAATAAGGATAAGGCAAATGGCAGGCCAACTATGGGTCACTAACTCTCTCGGCGGCTTCATGTACGCCGACAAGCTCTCTCGGGAATTGCGCATGGCAGTCCAGCCGATGTGTAAGTTCCGCCAGTTCTCCGATGCCCGTGACGCGACGAAGAGCCGCAACCAGGATGGCAACATGCTGGGCCGTGGCGACCTCTTCACCTGGAACGTCTACAGCGACATTGGTGAACAGGGCGGGACCTTGGTCGAGACGACCACGATGCCCGAGTCGAACTTCACGATCACGCAGGGTACGCTGACCGTGAACGAGTATGGCAACAGCGTGTCCTACTCCGGCAAGCTGGACGATCTGTCCGAGCAGCCCGTTCGCAACATCATCCACAAGGTGCTGAAGAACGACACCAAGAAGTCGTTCGACATCGCCGCCCACGCCGAGTTCGACCGCGCCCAGTTGCGCTTCGTCCCGTCCTCGGCTGGCACCTCCACCACCGCCGTCGATGTCACGGCAGACGGCACCGCGACCGCGACCAACAACATCTCCTTCCGCGCTGGCCATGCACGGGCCATCTCGGACGCCATGAAAGAGCGCAACATTCCGCCGTTTGTCGGTGATGACTTCGTCGCCGTCTCCTGGCCGACCACGCTGCGCGACTTCAAGACGGAGTTGGAGGCGGTTCACCAGTATTCGGAGCTAGGGTTCTCCCTGATCCATGCCGGTGAGATCGGTCGCTACGAGAACATTCGGTTCTGCGAACAGACCTTCATTCCGAAGGGCGGGGCCAATGACTCCACCACCTGGAACGCCAGCGCAGGCACCGCCGACGCCTGGGACGGAGGCGACTCCGACTGGATGTTCTTCTTCGGTGACGACACCATCGCCGAGGGCATCGTGATCGCCGAGGAGATGCGAGGGAAAATCCCCTCCGACTTCGGACGGTCGAAGGGCATCGCATGGTACGCGCTGGAGGGCTACGGCCTCGTCCACGCGGACACTGCGGCACAGGCCCGTATCGGCAAGTGGGACTCCGCCGTCTAGGCGGACCCAGCTAAACCGGGGGCCTTCCTCCCCGTCCAGTCATTTGTCCTGCGTGAGAGGCCGCGCAGGAGAGGAACAGAGCAATGGTCAAACGTATCAAGACTTACGACCACCCCAACTACCTCGTTCAGCGCGAGAAGAGCGGGCCGTTGGTTGCGGCAGCCGTCAGCAGCTTCGTCCACTTCAACTTCTTCCAGAAGTCCCGCATCCGGGGCGTCCACTGCACGGTCCTCACCCAGGGCACGGCAACCGCCACCCCGGCAGACGCGGCGCTGGAGGTCTCGCTGTTCGGCTCGAACGGCACCACCTCCATTGCCAATCTCGCCTACGGCACCTTTACCGCTGGCCGTGCCCTGCATGCCACCGTGACCGCGACCGTTGAGGCCAACAACGGCGTCCGCTTCGCCAAGAAGCTCGATGCCACCGGGATCACGGCTCCGTATCTCGAATACGAAGTCATGCCCGACGCCTCGTTGAGCTAGGAATACCGGGTTTAGGGGGGCTTCGGCCCCCCGGCCCACCACTTCAAAGGCTGGAACCTCATGAAGATTGCGTATGTCGTGTTCGCCAGGGACAAAGCGCCCTGGATCGAAGAGTGTATCCGTAGCATCCTCCAACAGAAGGCCGACGTTGAGTTCGTCTTCTCCGACCAGGGCTCGACCGACGACACCCTGGCCATCATCAGGAAGGTCTGCGATGAGTATAATGGCCCCAACAAGATCACCATCCTGGAGTGCCCCGTCACGGAGCCCAAAGGTCGTCGTGGCCTTATTGAACACATCAACTGGCTCGCGGATCGTCTCGACCACGACTTCTGGATCACCTGCGCCGCCGATGACATCGACACCCGTAACCGTGCCGAGAGAACGATTAAGTGTCTCGGAACTCTTGATAAGGTTCCCATGTTCCTTGGATCGGCCCAGCGATTCGTCGGGCCGAACGGTGAAAATAACGGTGTTACCGCGCATCCGATGGAGTCCATGTGGATAAGCCCCTACACGCACCTTGAGCAGATGGTGGGCTCCAGTTGCTCCGGGGCGTGGAGTTCGGAGTATTTCACCAAGTTTGGCAAGATGCCCGATCAGGCCCTGGTGGACATCCACATGCCGTTCTGCGCCGCTCTCTGCGACAGCTTCTACTTCCTCCAGGAGTATCTGCACTCCTACGTTAAGCGCGAGGACCCCAACAATACGGGCCTCGAAGGCCGCATGCGCTTGGCCAAGACCGACGATGAGAGGCAGCAAATCCGCGAAATGATCCTCTTCGAGTTGGCCGGTAGCGCCTTTCTATGCTTGGACACAGCCCAGAAATTCAAGGAACAGAACGGGCCGTCTGAAGAATTGGATATGACTTTGACCTATTTACATAGTAAGGTTATGGCACAGTGTAGCGGATGGTTTGAGCAGAGACATGAAATGACCAGAGCCCAGATCAGGCCGCGAGTGAATCCATTTTGAGGATTGTACGATGAGCAAAGAAATCGGAACCACCCTCAAGGGCAGCGCCCACGCCAACAGCCACAAGGGCATGGACCGCGCCGACCTCGGCCAGGGCTACCACGACGCCCAACCCGAGCGGGAAGATATTGGCTGGCAAGACGAATTCGGTCTCGATGCCCACCGGAGCGGCGGATTTCTGAGCCGCCCGCACTGGAAGGGCGACATCAAACGCAATTGAGGAGATAGTCATGGGCGGCAGCACTTTAGAAGGGTCCGACAAAGCGGGCCGCAACAAGCCTTCCGATCTGGATGGCGCGGGGTATTCGTCGGTGAGCTACCGTCCCGATTACTCCCTGAAGAAATCATTGCAGGGATGCAGTGAAGAGGACCTGAAAACCGGGTTCAAGAAGGCCAACTCAAACGTCAGCGAAGGATATTGACTATGAAGGGCAAAGCACGGAAAGGCGGCGGGCACGGTCCTGGACTCGGCCCGGCGATGAAGAAAAACCCCAACGAGACGCCGAATGTCAACGACGCCCCCGAGGGTCCTCACGCTCATTTCCTGGGTCACACCGGGGACGGCGGGATGTCTGGAAGCGAGAAGGTGTCCTCGAAGGGGCAAACCTTCCACTTCAAATAAGCGCCTCGGCTACCAAAACGAGGCTGGTCGGGGCGGCTGTGATGGCCGCCCCCTTTTCTTATGGAGAACATCATGGCTGGAAAACAAGAGAAGTTCCGCGCAGAGATCGATCTACGGAAACCCCACGCCCAGACCTACGGCGTTAACCCCTACCGCTACACCCAGGACGGCAAGTATTTCTCCGACAATCGCATGGAATGCACCGCCGCTGGGGAGCCGGTCTTCACGGAGCCGAAGAAGGGACCTGCTGCGGACCCTGGTTTGGACCCCGTGGTTGAGCCCGACGAAGACGACAGTGGCTTTGAGGGCTAGGCGATGGTGTGGCGTCCAGACGCTGGTAACTCCTTTCAAAACGAGGCTGGCAAGATCAAACATTTGATCGTGGGCTATACGCGGGGTGATGTCCTCGACGTTGGCTGCGGTCCCTTCAAGGCGTTCCCTCACTTCATAGGCGTGGATCGCGCCAACGTGGACCCCGGTCAGAACCCCTGGAGGACGGACGTTCGCAAAGAATGCACCGATCTGGCCATGTTCGGCGACCGCTCAATGGACGCGGTCTTCTCCTCGTTCCTCCTCCAATCGATAGTCCACCCGGAAGACGCTCTCAAGGAGTGGTGGAGGACGATCAAGGTGGGAGGCCATCTGGTCCTCTACCTGCCCCACGCCACCTTTTACCCCAATCTGGACTCAAGCAGCCCTGATGGCGAGGAGGAGAAGCCGAAGACCCACGACTTCTATCCTGAAGACATCATCGCCGCCATGGAACTGATCGGCGGCTGGGACTTGGTCGAGAACCAGGAGCGCAACGAGCGCGACGAATACGCCTTCTTCCAGGTCTACAAGAAGCGGAAGGGCAGCAAACACCACCACACCTGGAAGAAAAAGGCCGAGGACAAGCGCGAGAGGTGCCTCGTCATCCGCTACGGCGGCATTGGTGACCTCATCATGGTGGCCAGCATCCTCCCCGCGCTCAAGGCGGAGGGCTACCACATCACGATGAACACCCACCCCAACGGGCCGGAGATACTGGGCGAGGACCCCAATATCGACGAGTTCCTCATCCAAGACCCCAATCAGGTGCCCAACGAGGACCTGGGGCCGTACTGGCTCAACCAGGGCTGGGAATACGACCGCATCGCCAACCTGTCGGAGAGCGTCGAGGGTGCCCTGCTGACCATGGCGGGACGGCATAGTCACGCTATCTCCAAAGAAGCCCGGCACATGCTGTGTGACGTGAACTACCTCGACTTCACCCACGCCATTGCCAAGGTCCCCCTGACACCCAAGAGCGCCCGGTTCTATGCCAAAGCCACGGAACGGAACGTAGCCCGAGAGACACGCAAGAAGATGGGTGACCAGCCGGTCGTCCTGTGGTCCCTGGCCGGGTCCAGCGTTCACAAGTTCTGGCCCTGGATGTCGGAGGCCGTCCTCTGGCTGTGTGTCAACACGGACTTCAAGGTCATCCTGGTCGGCGACAAGTCCTGCCAGATGATCGAGGCGGGCATCTGCGCGGTCCTGCTCAAGCATTACTGCGAGATCGACTTCGAGGACTCCGTCAAGATGAAGCTGTCGGAGGTCCTGGCCAAGCTCAACAAGCACTGGGGCGAGAACCGCGTCATCTGCAAGTCAGGGGCCTGGGCCATCCGGGAGAGTCTGGCATTCGCCAACGAGGCCGACGTGGTGGTGGGCACCGAGACGGGCCTGCTTAACGCCGTGGGCCTGGAGCCCGTGCGCAAGGTCATCATGCTGTCCCACTCCAGCCACGAAAACCTGACGCGGGACTGGGTCAACACCACGGTCATGGAGCCCCCGGAGGACGAGGTCTCCTGCTACCCCTGTCATCGATTGCACCATGGGAACACGTTCTGCCCCATCGGCGACAGCGACTGGGACAAGGTCGGCGGTGCGTCCCTCTGCGCGACCAAAATACCCTGGGCCGCCGTTGTCACGGAGATCGTCGAGCAGGTCAATTCCCTCAAGCTGAAGGTCAGCGAAGCTGCGGACTAGGAGGTCCCCATGCCTGCCCCGACATCAAGAGAACTGATTGCAGACGAAACCACTGATGGCTCGATCAAGCAGTGGGTGAACAACTCGGCCATCCCGGCGGAGACCGTTCTCTACATGGCGGAGCAATGGATTTATCAGCGCCTCCGGGTGCGTGACATGATCCAGCACTCCCTGGGGACGCTCACCGCCTCGACGGTCTCGAACGATCTGCCCGCCAACTTCCGCCAGCCGCTGCACTTCATGTTCACCCCGACCGCCTCCATCGCCAAGTCCACACCGGCCTACAAGACCCTCGATGAACTGGTCAACGCCTGGGGCTACGACGGGGATGGCCTTCGCACCCTCTCGCGGCCCCAGACCTTCGCTGTGGACGGCACCAGCGTCCAGTTCGAGAGCCGTGCCGACCAGGACTATCCATGGCACTGGGCTAACTATGGGGCGCTGCCTGAACTGGGGACGAACACCGCCACCACGGCTGGTGCTATCGGCACCTCCTCGACCAACTTCCTGACCCAGAAATACACCCACCTCCTCTACTCGGCCTCTGCCAGCTTCGCCTACGAGTGGCTGCGCAATGAGCGGGAGAAGGGCTACTGGCTGGGAATCGCAGAGAAAGAGATATTTGAAGCCAACAAGGAGACCGACGAATCACTGGCTGGCGTCGATCTGGTGATGGAGATCGGAGATGGCTCGTCCTAATACATTCCGGTTCGCTCCTGGCGTCGTCAAGGATGCCACCGAACTAGCGGCCTCCTGGACAAGGAGCAAGCGCCGCTGGACCGACTCCGACCGCATTCGTTTCGTTGGCGGTCTGATCCAAAAACTCGGTGGGTGGGCTCATCAGGCGAACGGTGTGTTCATTGGCATGTGCCGGGGCCTCCTGGCCTGGGTGGACAATACCGGCGTCACCCAGCTTGCCATCGGCACCAACAACAAGCTCTACGCCGTCCAGGTCGATACCTTCAACAACATCACCCCGATCCGCAAGACCTCCGCCCTGACGGACCCCTTCACATTTACCAACACCAGCGCCGACGTTGTTGTGACGGACGCCGTCCATGGGGCCGTCAATGGCGATTACGTCGAGATCACCAATACGACAGAGGTCGCTGGCATCACCATAAGCGGCAACTATCTGGTCAAGTCGGCGTCGGCCAACGAATACACCATCACTCACAGTTCGGCTGCGAACGCTGACATTGCTGGCGGCGGTAGCGTCACCATCGAGTATGAGATTTCCGCTGGCCGGGTGGACGGTGAGCAGGGGACCGGCTGGGGCGTTGGTCCATACGGTGGCCGGGCAGACCCTGGTGGATACGGCTACGGTGAGGCGGCGATTGGAGAGTTCCTCGCTCTCCCGCCCCTGACCTGGACCCTCGACAAATGGGGCGAGTATCTGATCGCCAACCCGCGTGGCGGAAGCATCTATGAGTGGCAGCTAAGTACGTCCACCAGGGCTGCCGTCGTGGCCAACGCGCCGACCACCGTGAATGCCATATTCACCACCGAAGAGAAACACCTCGTCGCCCTGCGCAACGATCTGGTGGTTCAGTGGTGTAATCAGGGTGAGAACGCGGTCTGGAGCCCCTCTG